CTACCCCGTTATTTCGCTGATATTCAGGTCAGGAATGGCTTCCGACCAGACGATTTCAGCGTGGTCCTTCTGGTAGTTTTTGGTCATGGTCTCGCTGGCATGGCCGGCTATCTTCTGACCATCCTTTCCGGCTTTCTGATACAGGTGCAGTGATAGTGCTCGCACTTCATGGAAGCCAGGCATTTCCTCCTCTTTCCATCCCTTGTAGCAACCCGCCGCTTCCCGGGCTTCTTTGAAGGCTCGCGTCAAATATCGTTCTTCGACCTGCGTCCAGTGGTCCTTTGTCTGCGCCTGTTTCTGCTTCTTGCGGTCAGGTCGGCGGTGGATCAGGTAAGGCGAGACGATCTCGTCCCGGCACCGGCTGATAACGGCCTGTAGTTCTTCGGTCACCTTGAACCGGATCCATGCCGCATCACTGGCCTTGGCCGTCTTCTGCTGCACCACATACAGAAACCCTTCCCGAACCCCATCGAATCGCATGTTGAGGATGTCGGTGCGGCGCTGCGCCGTGATCAAGGCTAGGTCGATTGCGTTCTGCAGCCAGGCCGGCGACTTCTCCCGGATGGCTTTCAGACCTTCGACGGTGTGTCGCTTGCGTTGCTTCTTCTCAATTCGGTTGATAGTGCTGGCTGCCGGGTTGTCCGGACACAGTCCCTTGGCAGCGGCGTGATTGAAGATGTCGATCAGCAGTGCGCGGCACTGGTTTGCAGTCCGAGGTGTAAGGGCGTCCAGCATCTCCGCGATCATACGGATCGTGATCTGATCGAGGGCCCGGCCTTCGAAGTGCTTCCGAAAGCGCCGAAAGTGGACGGCGTAAAGGCCCAAGGTACCCTTGGCTAGCTCGCGCGGCGGCAGGACATCGCGCTCATAGATATCGAGGAAGCCGGCGAAAGATTCGGAGGTGTTGCCCATTACTGCGCCCACCAGATCGGCTCCGCGCATGAACTCCAGGTTCAACTGCTTCGCGGCGTCGATGGCTTTTAGGCGATCGGATCCGAACGGGAAGAACTTCCCGTCGGTCGGCCGCCGGTAGCGATATGTCCCGCGCCGCGCATCGAAGTACAGATTCTGCGGAAGGCTCTTGTTCGCAGTTTTGCGCGGCCTTGGTGCCATCATGCAGCTCCTTTCAATACCATCGCGACGAGATCGTTACCGGCTGACTTGGTGAATGCAGCCCAGTCAACGTACCAGAGCTTGCCTATCTGCTCGCCTGGCACCTTGCCGTTGCGGATGTAGTTTCGGATTGCCTGGGGGCATGGTGGAGTGCCGTTTTTACCCCAGTGTCTGCGCTGAAATTCGCTTATTTTTATCAACTCTCGGTTCATTGGTTGCACCTGGTTGATAGACGATTGAAGTAGCGCATGGGAAAGGCTTCTCCCTCCCACCGGCCGGGCTTTCCGCGTATCGCGCCATATTGCTCGAAGCGTCGAGGATTCTTGCTAGCGAACAGCTTCTCGCATGCCTCAAGCAGGGCTGTCTCATCCTCTATCGCCATCAATTCCTGGCCAGCAATCGATCCAACTTGAATCCATCCCGACTTGGCGCGTCCGTAGTTCTCTGTCTTGAATAGGCGGTAGCGATTCCGGTGCCCGGTATTGGGGGATGAGGTTTCAGAGTTCAGGTAGAAGGCCACACCCTTTCCTCGAACCCGAAGGAGTGTCCTAGCCATTCTAGGGTTCTCCCTGTTCCGCAGTAGCTTTCAGTTTGAGGTCGATACCGCATGCTGCAGCTAGCGAGGTGAGCTCTCCAACAGTTGTCGAGCCTTGCTGTAGCGCTTGGCCGAAGCGAATCAGACGGGCGCCAAGGTTGGCGAAATCATTTCCTTGAGTAGGTGTTGTGGCAGTGTGCATGCTTTTCTCCAGGCAAGCCGAGGGCCTGCCGCGTTGTTGGCCTTGCAAAAAATGGATGGGGTAAACCAGCTCGCGGCTGGCGTTTAGCTAAATTAGCATAAAGTAATGTTTGTGCAATGCATTTTGCTAAATTTCAAATTGCTAATTTTTGAGTGAGGTAGGGAAGGGGGTTGCTAATCGTAGTGGCGAAGTAATGGTGCTAGATTCTGATCAGGAGAGTTCTGACTGGCGCTATGGATAGATTTTGGACCTATCGCACCTCATCTAAAAAGGAGTTGAGATGACTGATATTCACGCTGAGTTTGAGCAGAGCAAGTACTTCCATCGTTCCAGGATTGATCGACGCTCAGCTGACGCGCTCGTTGGTTTAGCGGCAGGCCTTGCCGCTGACGGCGTCGTGTCTACTGCTGAGGGCCTATTCCTCAAGGACTGGCTTGAGACGAATCTCGCTTACCTTGATGACCCCGTGATCAACCTGCTGTATTCGCGTCTCTCCAATATGCTTTTAGACGGGGTGTTAGACGCAGAGGAATCCCTTGAGCTCATTGGCTTGCTGCAGAGCTTTTCGGGCCTGAGTGCCGAAAAGCCGAAGGCTAGTGATCAAACCTTCAGCACGCCCAACGACCTTCCCTTCAATCGTCCAGAACCAGATCTCACTTGGGACGGCAGATTGTTCGTTTTCACCGGAATCATGGCCTACGGACCTCGAAAAGACTGTCAGGCCTTAGTAGAAGAGCGTGGCGGCATCATCGGGGGAGGGGTGAGTAAAAAAATTCACTACCTAGTGGTTGGCAGCATTGGAAATGACCAATGGCGCCACAGCTCCTATGGGACAAAAATAATGAAGGCGGTGGAGTTGAGAGAGGCTGGAACACCTATCGCCATCATCGGCGAGCAGCAATGGCAGCGCGCACTTTTTGGCTGAGTGGATGAGGTGGGGCTAATTCCTGATGGAGTTTCTAGAGTTCTTGGGGAATTTTTGCAGCTCACTCAGCAATTACTAGCCCTATCAAAAACCTCGTCGCGTCTTCACTCGCGGGTTTGTGGTTTTCTGTGTGATGGTTGCCGGGCTTGAGCCAGCGTGTGGTTTGGCGCGCAGGAATGCTTTAGCATCCGCGTTGCTCCAAGGTTAGTGATTTCTTTTATTCATCACTTTCATAGAATCGGCAAAAGGAATTTCTGGTTATGACTGAAAAAGCAATAGAGGGAGCAGGGCATGTCATTCTGCATAAGCCTGCGTCGACATTCGTGCGAGATGTAGTTGAGCATGTCAATGTTGGATCAATGACATCAAGTGACGGCACCATAAAAATTTCCATTTTTTTCTCCCGCGATGAGCTGGAAGTCACTCACGAGACCTTGGTCGCCTCGAAGGATGACCCTGAAAAACTTGTGCCAACGATAGGGCAGGACGCTATTTCTGCGTTTCGCCTAGACATTGCAAATCTATCAATGTCTATCAAGACAGCTAAGGCGTTGCTTAGGAATCTTGATAAAACCTTAAAAGGTTTTGACACCAGTCCGAGCGATGAATAATGCAGCCTAGCAAGATCTCAGTGATCAGCTCGGACATTAGTGAAACTAATCGAGCGCTCATAGAATTTGGATGCACGCCAGATGTCAAAACGGTAGCGATGGCTGGGAAATTCCTGTCTGAAGGAGGTTTTCTGGTGAATTGGGGGGACGGCGACGTCAAGGATGAAATGAATGCCAGACCTGAAAAATCGGTCCATAATGAATCTATGAGCGAACTCAACCGCGACGAACTCAAAGCACATCTTGAGAATCAGGAACTGAAGGTAGATGCACGCCTGAACCTTTTTGAGCAAAGGGTGGCGCAAGGTATTGTGGATATGAACAATACGTTGAAGCTTTTGGATAGGGACCTATCAGGAGTGCGCGGCCTAAAAGGAACCATCATCCTCAACTCTGTGCTTTCGGTGATTGCTATAGTCGGTATCGTTGTCGGAGTCATGGCATACGGCACATCAAGCTTTGATTCTGGACGAGATACAGCTCAGATGGTGCAGGATCTTCGCCAGCAATCGAATGAGACCAAGCAGATTCTTGAGCAATTGAAGCAGTCTCAGAAGTCCCAATAATGCACAAGCCCGGCCCAGCGCCGGGCTTCTTTTATCTGCCCTTCCTGCATCATCCTGGTTCTGAATCTGCTACAGGGCCGTCCTTTCATGACCTGAAGTCCTCACATCTCCAACCCTGACCAATCCATGAGCGCGCCACTGAGCCGGTTTTTTACATTGAGGGGAGAGCGGCAACAAGCTCCTCAAGGGAGATAATGTCTGTCTCCAAGAAAGAAGACCCAGCGTATGTCATAGCCAGCTGTTCGCCTCCAACCTCGACTATGTCCACAAGCCCAAACAGAGTGAGTAAATCACATCCTTCGACTCTCCCTACTTCAGGGGCTTCGAATTCATCCTCATCAGCATACTGAGTGGCGAGGTGCCGTGCTTCCTCATGGGTTTCAAGCAGTTCTATTGCAATGGGCACCCAATGTTTGGAGTGATCACAATAGGTGATGGTGTCTGGATGTCCTGAGCTCGTGAGGTAGTAGGCGTATTTCCCGACGAGTGCTTTGCGGTCTGGGTGTTCTGGGCCGCGGCGAATAATCCAGGCTCCATTTGGTCCTCTGGCACTGAAGTGAGGGATCAGGACCAGTTGGCGGACCCACGGTGAATAGTCGAAGAAGTCGAGGGGGAGGGCTGGGCGGCCGAGGTGTAGCTCAGAGCTACCACACCTAAACTTTGATCGATGACTGTCTGCAGAGGACCATGAACCGAATGGTTCCTGCTCCCTCATAAGTTTGATAATCGCTGGGATCAGATCCTGAGACTTGCGCCCCATCATCGGAGCACAGCGCTTGAAATACGCTTCATCCTCTGCAACGGCGTCGCTTGGAAGTGGGGCAAGCATCTGCTTCCCGATCTCTACAAACTCCCACTCCCAGAGCCCATCACGCTGCATATCAACCGCATCGTGATACTCATCATGGTAGGTGCGTAGTTGTTCATCCCGTAGCGGGATAGCGTCCGTTTCGCGAGTGGCTCTGCCGGCATGGCTATCTGGCTTGATCGCTTCGATCGCTGCTCGCCAATCACACCCTGGGCCTGACCAAATCGGGACCGCTTCTGGGAATGCTACGCCTGATGCGTTCTCGCTTGGATTGCCAGGGTAATAGCGCACGAGTGAAAGGGAGCCAAAGAACGTCTTGGCCCAGCTCCTGGTTGAGGGTAAGGCGCCTTCGCTTCGCAACCCTATAACCAGATCCAAATCTCCGCACGTAATCGCGCCGCGGGCATAGGAGCCAACGGCCCAGATCGAGTTGATTTCTATCTCGCAAGTAAATTCGCTATAGATCTCTTTATGTGTGATGGTGCGTATGGATTGCCCATCAATCCTCTGGCATATCCGGATCAGCTTTTTGGTGAACGACTCACGGGGATAGCGCTTTTCCAGTGCTGCCATGCTCTGATCTCTATTGGGGGGCTCGGTGAGTTTGGAGATTCACCGTATCACCCGGGTCAGCTAAATCGCCATTAGCAGACGATACAGTGATCACGCAGTGCGAAGCGGCTCAGAGGGGATCTGGTGACAGGCCTTTGGGGAACTGATCGTACCCATCAATTCGGATTGGTCGAAAAAAGACTCTCATAAGTGCCATTGATGCCTCCTCGGCATGAGGAAAACCTCGCTCAAGTTGCCCCCACATTTGTCTTGCCAGTGGCCGTAGCTCTAGTCGTGCGCCTACTCGCGAAGTGTGGAGCCAAATCATCACTGCCGCAGCCTCCTGAAGGCGTCCTTCGGTTTGGAGGGTTCGGATCATCCCGTTGAGGGCGGAAGGGGTTTCCGGCTGAACTGTGTAAGCTCCAATTGGATCACTCAGAAGAAAACCTGTTTCTTCTAGTCGGTTTCGAGTGTCCGCGGCCAACGCGACGATCATGCCGATCTCATCGGAGTCCATTTGGCTGAGCTGTGCAGTGAAAGCTGATAATTCGCGTTCTTGAATGCGAAGGTATCGAGCGAGCTTCCATTTTGTGAACAGTCCCATCTTCCCTTCCCTGATGATCATTGCTCGGTGTTGGCTGACGATACCCCACCTCATAGGCATGATGCCATGGCAGTGTTCTGTTCATGCTGTTCCGGCTATTACATTTTGCTAACTGGCGATAGACTGAGTGCTATTTGCTGATAAACAGTGTCTGGCGGCAGATTTAGTCTTAGAGAGAGGAAAGGCGTCAATGCAAGAATACGTGTCGCTGGATGTATCTTGCTCTGATGTCAAAGGAAGGAATCCTGCTCTGCTTGCATATATTTCAGAACGATTATCTTCAATTGTTCAGCCAGATGCTGAGTTTAATCCCGGAACTATCTATATCAAAGGCACCAAAAACGCTGTTTTGGATATTCCGATTACTTACTCTGAAGTATCTGAATATTTTAGAAGAGCGACCGGTAGGCATGTGCCTGCTTTATTTGAAACTCTACAAGGACCGATTGATTCGAACAAGGTCATGGTTAACCGGGAGTGGCTCGATCGGCAAGTGAGTGACGCTGAAAAAAAAGCTCGCTTGAAGGGCAGCGCGTTGATTTCAAATTATACAGGGGCGCCAAACAGAGAGAGTGCTCAGGCGCGAAACCATCGACATGGTGATGGGCTATCTGAGCTCGATAGTGACAAGGTAATCGTGCGGTCTGCCGAAGACCGGCTCGCTTTACTGGAAGCTGAAAACCGCCTTGCCGAGGCTGAGTCATTAATTGTCGAGCTGAAGGCTAAGGAGAAGGCTTCAGCCGATGATAGCCGAAATCTTTATAACGAGCTCCGAGCCAAGGATAGAAAAATCCAAGAAAAGGATTCGCAAATTGAACTATTGAGAGCGGAGCTCGATGGTTTTTTGAACTGCTTCAATCCTGAAAGTCCGGTTCACCCAAAAGGGCTATACGAGGCCTTTCAGTGTTGGAAGGCGGTTACTGATAATGGCGCGCGAGATCCTTCAGGGCCTGGAGGGAGAGGGGCTTTGAGTTTGGTTTTGGACTGGCTGAAAGCCCGCGGGGAGCCAGAGACAGGCACGATAAAAAAACCAGGTTTACGTGCAAAGCGGCTTGCAGCGGTAATCGGTTGGCGTGGAAAGGGAAGCGGTGCCATCAGGTCAAAATAATAGGTGACCCATTGTTAGGTCTTTGTTTTTCGGGGTTCGCTTGAGGCTTAGTGGCCCTAGCTGAATGAATAGGTGACCTATTACTGTGAGGTTGGGGCTGGCCTGTGCATAACTTTGCGGTCAAGCTATGTTTGTCCTCCGGAAAGCGCTGTTGGTCTTCTCCTCAAGCTACTCCGCTGATGAGCCTGACTGGTGAGAAACTTTACTGAGACTGGGTTTGGCATGAAGACCCTGCTGCACATCAAGTTGAGTCTTGGGCGTAGGGTGGAATCAGCGGCGGCTTTCTCATGATCGGGCTAATCAGGAAAATCATATTCAACCGCTTTTAACATAGCTGTGTGCGCAGAAAGCTGAAGGAGTTCGGAAACCAGATGCCGGAGTTAACTTTTTGGAAAGCGCTTGCGTGAGGTGGAACCTTTATTGGGACGCTCGGTTTCGTCCTCAGGTCCTTGGGTTTTGCGAAGAGCTTGGATCATCGCCAACATAATTTCTTTTTCTTGCGAGGTCAGCGGATCATCAAACCCAGCCAACAGGCGATCCTTATGGATTTTTGTGGTCACCTGAGCATCAGTGTACGGAACATAGGGAGCGTGGTCGGGATTCATACGATCACTGTCGTTAACTCCAGGCTCATCGGTTTCGGTAAAGCTCCGCTCGAGACGATCAAGAATTTCGGCTGTAGCGGAGCGTTTATTCCGTTTTGCAGCCGTCATTACAAGATCGCGTAAGGATTCTGGAATGCGTAGGTTGAATTGCGGGTCGGTTCGGCTCATGTCAACTCGGTCAACTATAGGTTTACTAGGTTTACGCGAGAGAATGCATCACCGTGGTATTGACGACAATGCATCACGGTTCTATATTTATTTGGTGAATCACGGTGATGCATAAGGGGTGAACCCATGTCTAGAAAAGATCCACAGTTCAATCTCAGGCTTCCGGAGGAGCTAAAGCAATGGGTGGAGAGCCAGGCGCAGGAAAATTGCCGGTCACAGACAGCGGAAATTGTTTTCCGGCTGATGGAAGAGAAAAGGCGACAAGAGCAGGCAAATGCCTGAAACGAAGAAGCCCCGACGAGGTGAGAGTCGTCAGGGCTTCGGGAACGAGATCAGCTTCGAGGAAGAAATCGTCATGAATGAGCATACCGAAGTAACCGAAAAACTCAATGCTGGCGCTAGCAAAGTACCGGTCACCGTTGAGAGAACCTTCACGATCTGCAACGTCGAGCGGCAGGAGTTGTTTGCTGTTCAACCAGGCATTTCTGCAGTGGATGCACTTGGCGAGGCGTCCTGTATCCTCAGCGAGCTCAAAGGACAACTCGAGTTCATGGCAATGGGGGGAAATGCCATCCCGTCGATCAATGCTTGGTCGTTTTTCCGGGCGGTAGATTCGGTGAAGGCTGTAATCGACTCAGTCCAAGCTGGCCTGGAGGAGGTGTAATGAATATTTCCTCTAGCCAGCATGGCCAGCCTAGCGCCGCGACACATTTTCAGATTCAACAAAGTGTGTCGCATACCACGATGTCCTCTCGTGAGGTCGCCGATCTGGTCGGCTCTCGTCACGATAGTGTGAAGCGTGCTGTCGAACGTTTGGCAGAAAAAGGCGTGATCGGTATTCCACCATTGGTGGAATACCTCGATGGCCTTGGTCGCCCGGCCCTGGAGTACCAAATCTGCAAGCGTGACACCTACATCATCGTCGCGCAGCTCTGCCCTGAGTTCACGGCCCGCCTAGTCGATCGCTGGCAAGAGTTGGAGGAGCGGGTAGCCAAGCCAGCCTTCGACTACGCCGCGGCACTAAGCGATCCTCGAACGCTCTTGGCGCTGCTTACCGAAAACGTAACGAAGGTCGTTGCGCTCGAGGCTGACAATACCGAGCTGACCAAAGAGAACCATCTGCTGGAAGTGAAGGTGGAGCAGGACGCGCCGAAGGTGGCCTTCCATGACATGGTTGTGGTGTCACACAAGACGTACAACGCGGCCCAGGCTGCGAAGATCATTGGCACTGGCCGTACCAGATTGTTGCAGTTCATGCGGCAGAAGGGTTGGGTGACCAGAACGAACGAACCCTATCAGGCGAAGATCGAGGCTGGGTTGCTCGATGTGAAGCTGGGTACGTTTGATCATCCGACCCAGGGCACTGTTCCTACGTGCTCGACGCTGATCACCGGCAAGGGTCTAACCAAGCTGCAGGCCGTGTGGCAGAGCAGGGAAGTGGACTTGCTTGAGTAGTAGAGAAGGGAGCCCGGCCTAAGTGTCGGGCTCTTTGCTTTGCCCCAAAGCTGTGCGGTTTAGGACGGTGCTATGTTAGTTTTTGGAAAACGGATTTCGAGCTTTCGATGACCCCTGAAGAAATAGAGTTAGAAGAAGCGGCGTTTCAGTTCGCAATCGCCCATCGTCGTCCTCTTGCAAAGAAAATTGTCGATACCGATGTTTTTATCCCTGAGCGTGCTCCGCTCACTGTCTTTATGGCGGGCTCACCAGGTGCAGGGAAGACAGAGGTTTCCAAGGCAATAGTGGAGGCCCTCGAGAAGGGAGGACAGGATGTTGGTGCGGGGCGAGTTCTCCGAATTGATCCCGACGATTTCCGAGAGAATATTCCAGGGTACTCAGGCAAAAACTCTTATCTTTTCCAGCGTGCTGTGACAAAAATCCTCGAAAAGGTCTTGGACAGGGCTTTTGAAAAGCGTATTTCGTTCATCCTTGATGGGACGATGTCGAACCTTGATGTCGCAAGACGAAATATAGATAGGGGTCTAAAGGGGAATAGAGGTGCCCTGATCATGTACGTCTATCAGCGCCCAGAGCTCGCTTGGGAGTTCGTGAAGGCACGGGAGATAACTGAGGGAAGAAATATTCCGAGGGAAAAATTTGCTCAACAGTACCTAGCCGTAAGGGAGAATATTGTTAAGCTGAGGCAGTCCTATGGGCAGGATCTACAGATAGATTTACTTGTAAAAAACACTGATAGCTCCAAGGCGCTCTATGAGCCGGGGGTAACAGTGGAGCAGATTGACGCCCTAATACCTAATACCTATGATTACGAGCAGCTCATTGAGCTACTGACTGAGGCTGATCGTCATGCGTAAAACTTACACCGAAGACTCCAGCCTGTTGGTGGATTTCTTCAGTAACGCCTCCTATGAAACCAAGCATGAGGTTTTCAGGGAAGTGCTTCACAAGGCAAGCGCTTCTCAGCGTGAGGTGGTTGCACGCGCGGCAAAAATAAAATGCTCATTGTCCACTGGTGACTCTGGTAGTAACAAAAAGCCAGGTGGCTAGTTTTTTGAGTAAATAGTAGAAGCCCAGCCCGCCCGCTGGGCTTTTTCGTTTCTTCCCACCTTAGAAGTAATCACTCAGAATGAGAAAGCCCGGCCCAGTGCCGGGCTTTTTGCATTTGGCTCAAGATTTTTCGGCGTTGGCCTTCTCAAGCAGGCCTGCAATGCCCTCGAGTAGCACCAGGTCAGATTCCTTGAGCTTTCCCTTGGCTGCGGCTCTGGCCAGCTTTTCTATCGCAGCGATCGCCCTGGGCGAGGCGGACTGTTGCAGTGCTTTGTAAGCAGGGGATGGCTGGTCTCGAACTTCGTGGCGTGTGAACTCACCCTCGATGAGGTTTGAGCCATAACCTCCAGGGTTGACTAGGACACCTGGCGCCAAGCCAATTTTATGCTCGAGATTGAGTGCCGCTTTCTCGCCCAAGCCTCGATGCCCGTTGAGGATCTGGGACAAATAGGAAGCGTCCAGATCGTGCTGATCGGCGAAATCTTTCTGGCTGAGTGGGCCGATCACACGCCGCAGCGCTTCGACCCGAAGAGTTTTCATATCCATAGACGAATAGTGTCCCTGCGTTAGCAAACAGTAAATTATAAATTGCTATTGTGTTGCAAATTAGCAAAGAGTAATCTTTGAGTCCTTAGGAGGATGACCATGACGCTAATCGAATTTATGCGCTCCCTGGACGCCGTTTCGCTGGATGCCTTGGCTAAGCGTTGCGGTACCAGCGTGGGCCAGCTCAAGCAGGTTGCTTACAACGTACGTCGGGCCAACCCGGCGCTCGCTATCAAGCTCGAGCGCGAGTCGGGGAGGGAGGTGACCTGTGAGGAGCTCAGGCCTGATGTCGATTGGGCGTATTTGCGAAATACCACGACTGAAACGAAGCAGTCCGCAGCCTAATTTCGAACTCAGCGAGCCCAGAAGCTCAGTCTTTAAACTTGATTAAAAGCCTTCCTGCGGTGGTGAGTCCATTGTGCTCATCAAGCGAAAACACTGCCACGACAACCCCGAAGAGGTTTCCCGAATGGAACAGGTACATCGAGCAATTCATGAGGCAGTGCTGGAGGCGGGGCCGAAGCAATTGGCCCACTTGATGGGCATGAGTCATACCGCGCTACTCAATCGCAGCAATCCGAACGACGACTCGCACCGGCTGAATCTGGAGCAGTTCCTACAGATTCTGGTGCACAGCAAGAACCCAGAGCCACTGCAGCTTCTGGCAGGCGCTTTGGGTTATGTCCTTGTTCCTCAGCAGAGGCCTGAAGGGGTCAGCTTGATTCAGGCGCTGGTGCACTTGGCTGCTGAGTCAGGTGATGTCTCTCGTGCTGTCCACGACGCCCTGGCGGATGGTCGTGTAACGCAAATAGAGAAGGCAGGCATCCAGAAAGAAATCGGCCATGTGCGACAGAGCTTGCTGGTGCTGGAGGAGTCGGTGAAGGCGGCTTGAGAAGGCCCGCTAAAAGCTTAAGCGGCCCTGAAATTACTTTCTCTCGAGGCAGCGTTGATGATGTGCCTGCCCGAGTGAAATCGCTATTTCAAACGGGTGGATGATGAGAATCACCCGGGGCAGAAAGCAATAAGCCCGGCGGGAACCGGGCCTATCAATCGTCCTGCGCAACCAGGACAACACATCTCACAGAGGTACTAATCATGGCACACGCAATCCGTAGTGAACAAGGTCACCCTGTCACCCCATTCCATTTTCCGCTCATCTGTACGCGGGAAGACCTGAGTTTCACAAGTCGAGATGCCCAAGGGCTGATGGTTAATTGGCCCAAGAATAACCCTGGAGTCAAAGAAGATTGGAAAAAGGGGATGGCCTTTTTCGACGAAGAAATAAGTGCACTCGCTTCTGTCGATGAAACGGCAGCGTATGAAGCCATTCAGTTCGCCATAACGGGCATGGGAGGCCGTTACACGTGCTTGGAGATTGGTTTTGCTCAGAGTGTTGCTGCAGCGGCGGTGTTGGGGTTGCGCGCATTGCGCAATGGTGGAGAGGGCTTTGCTCCGGTCGAGAAGGAGTACCGTTGATGCGCCAATCAATCGCTAACGATGTTCGCATCTCGAAGGACGCCAACTCTATGCACGACACGGGATATTTCATCGATGCTTTGGATCGTCTTTTTCAGGACCTCGCCGGTGAAGACCCTGATGCGGTCGAGAGAATTCTCAATGGATACACCTTGGGTGGAATTGCTGCCGGCTTGCGAATCGTCGGCAGTGAACTGATGTCGCGCGGTGAGAGCTTGAACGCTTTGATCGAAGGCGCGCTTGTTGAGGGGGCCGCCAAATGAGAACTCAACCGGATGCGTTTGTGGAGTCCGTTACGGCGTGCAAGATCGCTGGCCCCTGGCCTACCTATACCCGTTTCCGAAATCTTCCCGAGCGTGAGCGCTGGACGCTTTACGGCAGCGCCAAGGCGTATCGGCAAGCTTTGGAAGATCATGGGTTCGTCATGGCCGAGTCCTACGACTCGTTCATCAAGCGTGTCACTGACGAGCTGGAGCTTTGACCGATGAGCATGGAGTTGATGGTCAAGGCTATGAAGATCAAGGTGGGTAATCCGCTGCGCAAACTGGTGCTGGTCAAGCTGGCCGACAATGCCAGCGACCAAGGCGAGTGCTGGCCGTCATACCAGCACATCGCCGATCAATGCGAGATCGGACGTTCTACTGTGAAGCTACATATTCGAGAACTTGAAAAGGCTGGACTTCTTCGCCGCGAGTATCGCCGCAAGGGCGATTTGAATCAGTCGAACCTCTTTCACTTAACTCTCGATGGTGGGTCATCTCCTGCCCCAGGTGGGGCATCAGATAACCTACCTGGGGCAGGAGCTGACCTAGGGGGTGGGGCAGGAGCTGCCCCCAGAACCAGTCACTCTTCTGAACCAGTCAAGGAACCTAAAACCTTGTGTGCACAAGAAGTGGAACTTGCCGAAGCCTTCGAAGTGTTCTGGAAGCTGTACCCGAATAAGAAATCGAAGAAGGACGCACGCAGGGCATGGGAGAAGCTCAAGCCAAACGCAGAGCTTCGCCTGACCCTGATGATTGCTCTGGGCAACCACCGCGTTTCCCGCGACTGGACCAAGGATGACGGTCAATACGTGCCCATGGCGTCGAGATGGCTAAACGGAGAGAAGTGGCACGATGAGCTGAAGCCGGCATCCGCCGCGAAACCTTCAGCCTTCAACAACCTGCCCAACCACACCCCTGACATGTATCCAGAGGTGCCAAATGGCCAAGCTAACTTCTAATTTTTGCAGGCAGCCTCGTGTCCGCTTTTTTGATCTCGAATGTCCGTTGCATGGCTCGGTGAATAGTTCTGAGACGGAGCAGTTCGATGGTTCTGTGCTTGCTCGGGGATGCAAGCACTGTCACTGGGAGGCCCTGCATACAGCGCCAAAATCGAGTGCTGAGTATACCCAGGCGAGCAGTAGGAAGAAGGCTGAAGACCTCAATAGGTTGCTCGTAGGGGCTGGTATTGCACCACGTTTCCAAGGGTGCACATTCGACAGTTACAGAACTACTGCAGGGGACGCTGGTATGACCAAGGCCCTCAATGCGTGCAAAGACTACGTTGCTCGGTTTTCCGATAACTACGCAGCCGGTCGATCGCTCGTCCTTTCCGGAAACGTTGGCAACGGAAAAACCCATCTTGCTTGCGCGATGGTTCAGGCCGTTATTCGTGAGCATGGCGCCCAGGCTGTGATTACCACGGCAGCGGAGATCATTCGTGTTTTCAAAGGGGCGATGGAACGATGTGCCGAGTATTCAGATCGCGATGTTCTCAGCGAGCTATCGGGTTTCGACTTGCTCGTCATTGATGAGCTTGGAGCCCAAAGCGGTAGTGCTTACGAACTGGGCGTTTTGCATGAGGTTATCGATCGCCGTTATCAGTATGTTTTGCCAACGGTGGTGGTGTCGAATCTGGCTACTGCAGATCTTGCTCGTTACATCGGTGAACGGGCTCTAGACCGCCTTCGCCAAGCTGGCGGCCAGGCAGTTGGGTTTACCTGGGCATCAGCGCGAGGTGCTGTATGAATCGCGAACTATTCAGCGATGAGGCCGAGCACGCGTTGCTGGGAGCAATGCTGCTCGATGGCGAGTTGCTAGATGCAATTACCAGCCAAGTGTCTGTGGCGGACTTTCACGATCTGGAGAATGCTGCGCTGTTTCGGGCGATGACAGAGTTGCATAGCGCAGGCTCGCCAGTTGATCCGGTGACGCTGCATGAATTCATGCCGGCCCTGCCAAGTGGGGCTGTGACCTTGGCCTATTCCGGCGAGCTGGCGCGTAACACGCCAAGCATCGCCAATTGGAAGGCCTACGCCAAGGTTGTGACAGAGCGCGCCGTTCTGCGCCGCCTGGTTGATGCTGCTGACGCGGTGCGCGAGCTAGCAACCGAGAACCGACCGGTCGCCGAGATTATCGCAAACGCCCAGCAGGCAATGGCGGATCTGCGAGACCTGCAAACTGGTGAACCGGACTACAAGCGCATGGATGAGGTAGTGACGCGCAATATCGACATAATCGACTCAAAGTTCAACGGCGCGCTGCAATCTGGTTTGTCGACCGGGCTGGTGGATCTGGACAAGCTGATCCGCGGCCTGCGGAAAAAGACCGTCACCATCGTGGCCGGGCTTCCGGGGAGTGGTAAAACTACGCTCGGCCTGCAAATTGCCCAGCACATTGCGTGCGGTGGATCCGGCGTCGGCATGGTTTTCTCGTTGGAGATGCCGGAGGAAGAACTGGGCAACCGTACGCTCGCCTCAATCGGTGGCATCGACTTACGAAAACTTGATGACGGGCAACTGCAGGATGATGACTGGCCACGACTGACTTCGGCTGTGAGCAAAATCCTCGATAAGCCTCTGTTCGTTTGCGACAAATCTGGACTGACCGTGGCGCGCATCCGCAGTATCGCCCGCCAGGTTCAGCGCGTCCAAGGTCTCGACGTGGTCGTGATTGATTACATCGGTCTGATCGGCTCTGAGGGCAAAGCCTGCAACCGTGCCTCGGAGCTCGGCAAGATCTCTACTGGGATCGTGAACATTGCCAAGGAGCTCGAAGTGCCAGTGATCCTGTTGGCACAACTCAACCGCGAATCAACGAAGCGTCCAGGCAAGAAACCAATTGCTTCTGACCTTCGCGAATCAGGTCAAATCGAGGCGGACGCTCACTGCATCATCCTCGTTCATCGCGACAACGAGTCGGAGGAGGGCCAGAACGGTGTTACCGAACTGATCATGCCTAAGTGCAGACACGCGCCGATAGGATCTTGCCTGGTTCAGCAGCAGGGGCAGTTCGCCCGTTTCGTCAACTTCACCGGAAACCGCGGACCATCGACCGAGGAGGTTGAGATGGGTCGTGGCTTTGCCAGTAAATACAAGCCTTCAAACCAGTCTCGGAGTGCTGAACGATGAGCAATCTAACGGCGGCACTATCGAAATTCCGAACCAAGACCTGTGAACTGAAGAAGGGGATCGCAGCATGAAGCTGATCAACGCAAGGCAGGTATGGACAGAGGCGCAGCACGAATCGAACGCGTCGATCAGCGCTGTTGCCATTGAGCGGGCCGAGTCGGCACCGGTGAAGACTCGGGGGCGTATCAGCAAGCGCGAGGTGCAGTTCCCGGCGCTGGGCAGCGAGAAAGGGGAGGAGGCCGCTCGCTTCTCAGTACCTGGGCAGCGCATCAGCATAAGTGAGACCCGCCGCACGCCGATCGGCCGCTCTACGGCCCGCGCTGCGCACCTGGCTACGATAGGCAAGGTACTGCGCGCCATCGACACGTTGCCGTTCCAGGTACAGCAGTTTGGGCACTACCTGTACCACCCGGCGATGAACATGAAGCATCTGCTGAACGCAGTGCTGCTGATTACCGCTAAGGCGGCGTTGCCCGATCTGACATCGGCCAAGCGCGTGAAGGCTCAGTACTTGGTGACCCTGGCCCTGCAGTCCTACAAGGGTGAGGCTCACGGCGCGGCAGAGTGGGGGCCGGCCAGAGTCGCAGCAGAGATGAAGGAGTTCTTCGGTGTCACTATCGAGCCTAAGCATTGGAATCGTGACTGGTTCGCCTTATGGGAATCACTGAAAGCAGTTATCAAGGAAGTGGATATTCAGGCTCAACAGCCGATCTGGCAGGTGATTCACTCGGAAAATGATGAAAAGGCGGCATAAAGATATTGACATGGTGGGGTTTTGAGCGTACTTTTCCCATAGTGCACAAGTAACGCGAAACGCACACGAAACCCTGAGCCCGGCCAAGCGCCGGGTTTTTTAATCGAGAAGTGCAGGTGTGTTCCTACAAGGCGCTCCTGCACTCAAATTGCCAGCGCAGCGTTATCGGCCTTCGGGAGCAATGCGTGTGCACTGCTGAAAGCCTTTAGTATCTCGGTTATATCCTGCACTCCGCTATCGGAAAGCAATGGTCCGCGCAGTTGTAAAATATGCGCATTCACGTGCGCCCGGTACTTGCTGTGAGTAGCTATGACGGAGTGAGGGATCGATACGGCTTCTATTACTTCGTATGCCTCATTGAAGATCACCGCAACGAGTTCATCGAAATCACCTTTATCCAGATTTCGTATAGCGCCTAGCTGTCTGGATTTGTTGTTTTGATTTACGCGACGAGCCTTTATCTGAATTTTTTTGCCCTCTTCAGACTCCGCGTCATGGCCGGTGGCCGAGTTCTTGGCGAGCTTCAACCCCAAAGCTGAGGCTACCAGCCATTCGGCATAGTCGCCGACAGGATTGTTCATCGTCCTAAGGACTCCGCGACCTTTGAGTTCTTCGATCACTTTAGACTGAAGCTTGAGTAAGTCTTTAGTTTGGAAATTGGCGAGATTCATCGTGCGAGAGTCCTTTGGCGCAGAGTCAATTGCGACGCTTCTAATGGTTAGCGGTCAGCTACCCCAGTTTACACCGGCAGCCCACACACCCTTATCTACATGCTATCTCGGTGGCGCGAGGCTGGATCGGCGAGATCGATGCAGCGGGGCGTCGACGCAGGGAAGGTCTTTGACAGGCAGAGCGGAAAGATGCGCGCATCTATTCAGGCTCTGGCACCCGCTGGGGCTTTTTCATTTCTAAAGCGTCGATGGGCGCGACCATGCCCGTCCGGTTAGGCGTCCTGGCTGTGGATGCGAATGGCTAGAACAATTACTGGTTGCATGTCCAGTATTTTGCTGAGATAGTAATTCCACTCCTCGGGTGCATCAGAAGCGAACCCAACGCGTTGCTGGTGTTTACATTCTCGACTCGTGTGAAGGCCTTGAGCCTCGAGCAATCGCCTTTGAGCGACATGAAAGCGGAATTTTCCGCAAACAATCATTCGACTCAATAGGTGAAAAATGAGTGCAATAAAAATTGGTAAGCACTTCGGTAACGTATTTCCGAAGGATGTTGTGCAAATCGTTTCGCCCAGTCAGAACGTAAACGGTCTGACCATTCAAACAGCTTATATCGATCCTGCCGACGGGTACGTCAACCTTTATGCCTCGGAGACTGCTCCTGCCGGTGCCGGTGACGCCAATACTCGCATTATCTTCTGCGGCAACGGCCCTGCTGTCGCAACCAGCCATTCCCTAATCACGCTTCCAGAACCATTGCTTGTGCCAGCTGGTCTGGGGCTTTGGGTTACTGCTGGCTCTAGGGTCGCAGGAGCCAGCGCTACTGGGTCGATAGCCATCACTTGGGACTTGGTTGCATAAAGGCTAGATGTAGCCACTGGCCTGGCCATATGCCGGGCCTTTTTGTCTTTGGGTTCCTACTAAGTCTGTAACAGCCTTTTTTACTATGCCCACGGAGTCGAGCGCATGGAGTTTCTGTACCGCCTGCTCGACAGGCTGGATACCTGGTTTACCGCAGGATTGGTTGGTGCGTTCGCCGCGAGCTGGTGGCACCGCGATGACCTGGTGGACCGAAAGGCCTGGGCTGTCTTTATTTTCTCGGGTGCCGTCTGCGCTCATTACCTGACCGGACTGGTAAGCGCATACCTGGGAGTAGTCGAACCCCGTAGCGTTGCCGGTATCGGTTTTCTGCTCGGTACCTTCGGTGGCTCATTGATCGCTGCCATCACCCGGGCAATCAAAGCTGCTGACCTTTGGGCGTTCATTCGTTCGAAGTTCGGGGGAGGTGGCACATGATCCTGGAGCATGTTGCAATCTGGTCGGCAGGACTGATTGCGCTATGGGCGACCTGGTGCTGCTTGAGCGGGAAGGTCCGCGACGGGGTGCTGGGGAAGTTGATCTACGCGACTATCGCGCTGAGCGGGTACGCGCTTCTGGTGCGCAACGATAGGCTGATCATGTCCCAGTCGGTGGCAGAGGCGACTTTGTACGCCTCCCTGGCCCTTGCCGGTGTTCGGCACGTCTTCATGGTCACGTACTGGCAGCGGGTGAAGGTCTGGCTGTGCGGGGCACTGAACTGCGAGCACTGTCTGCGCTGTGACAAGGCGTCGGGCGGTATCGAGCGCCGCAAGCAGTAGTGCGCCACGTTTGGTGTTGGCAAAATCGTGGTGCGATGGTTAAAGACTGGCAGGTAGTCGCAGGCCCACTGCTGCTACTGAACTGGAGCGTGTTACTCGTCAATCTCCACTGGCTCTGACCCAGTAATCTCTTTGTCCAGTTCTTCGTAATCAATGTGTTTCCCTTTCTTGAGATCTGGCAGCAGATCTTCCAACAACCGCCTGGCTGTAAATGCTTTCGCTCCCTCTAGGCTACTGGTCCTGAAGAGGCCAAAGGCTCCGTTGTCCAGTTCAAGCATAGTAATGTCATAGTAGTTGGATAGAGTTTCGGAAACGGCTGTGATGAAGGCTGAGCGGAGCTTGTACCGATAACCAAGAAACCGAAGGGTCTTTTGACTGATCCGGATTCGGGTTTGGCCGGAGCGTTCGAACATCAGCGCCACGAGTGTCGCAGTATCTTCAGGTGACCTAAGCATATTGAGTTCCTTTATTCGGATCATAAAACCCTAAATCAGGGTTTTATGATCTTCTATCAGGATTTCATCATTGTCAACTGGAGGCATGTGATGTTCAGGCCTATGCCTTACCCTGCGCTTTTGCGTGTTTCCGAATCGAGCCTTTGTGGTATCCGCCTGACTCCAGCTCATGAGGTATGGGAGTGGATCCAGGCCGAGATCCTTTCTGACACTGGCAGCATCCACAACGAAGACCATGCCCACTTACTGGATGCAGACATCCGGGTCATGTGGGCATCGTCGAGCTTCGAGAAGCAGGGCCGCATAGTCCTGGGTCAAGCCGAGCAGGTGGCGTTCCGCGCTGGCGGTTGGCAGAAGGCCCGAATGGAGCAACAGATGCGTGATTGGTTCGGCGATGTGCCGGCCTTCATCATCACCCTGGCCGCTGACTACTGTGCTCAGTGCTCCGACGCTGAGTTCTGCGCCCTGATCGAACACGAGCTCTACCACATCGCCCAGGCGACTGATAAGTACGGCCAGCCAGCCTTCACCCAGGAAGGCGCACCCAAATTGAAGCTACGTGGCCATGATGTCGAGGAATTCGTCGGAGTGGTCCGCCGCTACGGTGCGAGCCCTGACGTTCAGGCCCTGGTAGACGCTGCAAACAATCCTGCTGAGGTGGGGAAATTGAACATATCGAGGGCCTGCGGAACCTGTCTGCTCAAGTCGGCCTGATCCTTGACAGGACCTTGACGGAATAAACCCATATGGCAGCCCTGAAAGATGAGGTGAAGCGCTTCATTGTGCAGGCGTTGGCCTGCTTTGATACGCCCACGCAAGTAGTGCAGGCGGTCAAGGAAACCTTCGGGCTTGATGTAACCCGTCAGCAGTGTGAGTTGTACGACCCCACGAAGTACGCAGGGCGTGATCTTGGAGTGAAGTGGCGGACAGTCTTCGAAGATACCCGCAAGCGCTTTCGAGAGGACACGGCTGATATCCCGATCGCCAACCGCGCGTTTCGTCTCCGCGGCCTAGCCAGGATGGCCGAGAAGGCCGAGAACATGCGCAACCTGGCCCTGACCGCCCAGCTTTACGAGCAGGCCGCCAAGGAGTGCGGGGATATGTACGTCAACCGCGCCCGTAAGGAAGAGCCGGACGACGAGCCGCTGATCCCGACCCGCATCCAGGTCGATGTGGTGGATGCGAGGAAGCCGAATGCCGAGCCTTAACATTCCTCAGGCTCAGTTCCTCACGCTGCCCCACAAGTTCCGTGCTTTCGTTGCCGGTTTTGGATCCGGGAAGACCTGGGTAGGCTGCTCCGCGCTGAGCAAGCACTTCATGGAGTGGCCCGGCGTCAACGCTGGCTACTTCGCGCCAACCTATCCGCAGATCCGGGACATCTTCTATCCGACCATGGATGAGGTGGCCTATGACTGGGGGCTGAAGACCAAGATCAACCAGGCGAACCATGAGGTTCACATCTACAGCGGCCAGCAATGCCGCGGCACTGTGATCTGCCGGTCTATGGAGAAGCCCCAGACCATCGTCGGCTTCAAGATCGGCCACGCCCTGGTGGATGAGCTGGACGTGCTGACGTCGATCAAGGCACAGCAGGCCTGGCGCAAGATCATTGCCCGGATGCGCTACAACCTGCCGGGCCTGAAGAACGGGGTAGACGTCACCACGACGCCCGAGGGCTTCAAGTTCGTCTTCCAGCAGTTCGTGAAGCAATTGCGCGACAAGCCGGCGCTCAAGGAGATGTATGGCCTGGTCCAGGCCAGCACCTTCGACAACGAGCTGAACCTGCCCGACGACTACATCCCGTCGCTGATGGAGTCGTACCCCGAGCAACTGATCAGGGCCTACCTGAACGGCCAGTTCGTCAACCTGACGTCAGGCTCGATCTACCACGCCTATGACCGAAAGCTGAACCAGTGCTTCGACACGGTCCAGGCTGGCGAGCCGCTGTTTATCGGCATGGACTTCAACGTCGGCAAGATGGCGGCGATCACCCACGTCAAACGCGGCCAGGGGCTGCCCAGGGCGGTCGATGAGCTGATCGATGGCTACGACACGCCGGACATGATTCGCCGCATCAAGGAGCGCTACTGGCAGCACGACGGCAACGACTTCAAGAAGACGTGCGAGATCAGGATCTACCCGGACGCCTCGGGCGATTCGCGCAAGTCGGTCAACGCCAGCATGACGGACATCGCCATGCTCAAGCAGGCCGGTTTCTCGGTCATTGCGCCGGCGGCCAACCCGCCAGTCAAGGACCGAATCAACGCCATGAACGCCATGTTCTGCAATGCCCAGGGCGAGCGGCGCTACCTGGTAAATCCGCTTACCTGCCCGACCTATGCCGATGGCCTGGAACAGCAGGTATGGGCTGCCAATGGCGAGCCCGACAAGTCACAAGGAAACGACCACGCCAACGATGGCGGCGGTTACTTCATCCACCGCGAGTACCCGATCATCAAACCGGTCACCGCTATCAAAATGGGATACGCCCGATGAGCAACGACGTCTCCTTCAAGCGGGCGGACTACATCGAGGCCCTGGGCCGATGGGCAACAGTGCGCGATGTGTGTGCCGGCCAGCATCGGGTTGTCGATCGACTGCCGTACATCAACGCGCACGACAAGTCTCCAGAGAACCAAGACCGAAACCGAGCGTACCGCGAGCGCGCAGTCTTCAAGAACGCCACTGGGCACACCCGAAACGGGTTGCTGGGCTTGGCGTTCCATAAAGACCCGACACTGGTGGTATCGAAGAAGCTGGAGTACTTGCAGGACAACGCCAACGGCTCCGGCGTGAGCATCTACCAGCACTCCCAGGGCACGCTTGAGAAGGTGCTTGAGGCTGGTCGGCATGGCCTCTATGTCGACTACCACCAGGACGATGGCATCGGTGGCCACTCGGTGATCCTGTCCTACTGCGCTGAGGACATCATCAACTGGCGTACCGGGATGGTGAATGGTCACAGTGTGCTGACCCTGGTGGTGCTGCGAGAGGCGCCGGAGGAGGAAGACGGCTTCGGCTTCAAGGTGATTGAGCAGTATCGAGAGCTGGCATTGGAGCCCGATGGCTTCGTCTGTCGGGTCTGGCGTCGATCTGGACCGAAAGGCGGCGGCCCGCTGGCCATTGTTGAGGAGTTCAGGCCTGAAGGCGGCTCCGGGCGCCTCAAAGAGATCCCGTTCACCTTCGTCGGCGCGCAGAACAACGACCCGAGCATTGATGAATCGCCCCTCTACGACATCGCCATGATCAACCTGGGCCACTACCGGAACAGCGCCGACTATGAAGACAGCGTCTTCTGGTGCGGCCAGGCCCAGCCGTGGATCTCCGGCTTGGATGAGCAGTGGCGCGACTGGATGGAGAAGAACGGCGTCTATGTGGGCTCCAGGGCGCCGATGATGCTGCCTGCTGGCGGTTCCTTCGGGTACGCACAGCCCCAGCCCAACACGTTGGTCAAGGAGGCCATGGCCGACAAGAACCAGATGATGATCGAGCTGGGCGCTCGCATGGCCGTAGCGTCTCTGTCGTCAAAGACCGCAACCGAGGCTCGCGGAGATCAGTCTGCATCGACCTCTGTCCTTGCAGGGTGCGTGGCCAACATCAGCGAGGCCTACACCAGGGCGCTTATGTGGTGCTGCTCCTACATGGGCATCACTGACAAGAAGGTCGCTTACCAGGTCAACCAGGAGTTCGTGGAGCTGACAGCGGATCCGCAGATGATCACCGCTCTCGTCGGGCTCTGGCAGAACGGCGGGTTTGCGAAGGCTGACCTGCGCGCCTACTTGCGCAAGCTGGGGCTGATCGCTCCTGAGCGCACGGACTTGCAGATTGATGGCGAGCAGCAGGAGCAGGGCGATGGCCTGGGCCTGGACGACGAGGACAACCCCAATGGCGGCAAACCAAGCAATTCTTGACGCCACGATCCGGCACGCGGTCTTTCTCGAGAAGCTGAAGGCGGGGGAGGTGGGCAAGTTCGCTCCCTTCCTCAAGGAGATTGATCGTTCGATTCGGGACCGGCTCACCCGGTCGGATCTGACTGAGTACAACGTCAAGCGCCTGGAAGCGCTGCTGAAGGAGGTCGATAGCCTCCTGCTGGGCATCTTCGACCGCTACAGCACGCAACTGAATCTCGACCTGGTGGACATTGCGAACTACGAGGCTGAGTTCGAAGCCACCAGCCTTGCCCGGTCAGCACCGGTTGGCGTATCGCTGGATGTGGCAGCTCCGACTGTTGCGGCGGTCCGCACGGCAGTCCTGACAAACCCGCTCAGTGTGCGCGGTACCGGTGGTGGGAAGCTGCTGAAGGCCTTCATCAAGGGGTGGACCACTGCTGAGCGCGAACGCGTCACAGGCACGATCCGGCAGGGCTTCTTCGAAGGAGAGACGAACTTCCAGATCATTCGCAACATCCGCGGCACCAAGGCGGCCGGCTACAAGGACGGCATCCTGGCCACGACCAGCCGCAATGCCAGCACTGTCGTGCACACCGCGATTCAGCATGTATCGTCTCAGGCGCGCATGGAGGTGGCCAAGGCCAACACGGACATCGTGTCCGAGGTTGAGATGGTCGCCACGCTGGACAGCAAGACCAGTCAGACCTGCCGATCGATGGATAAGCGGCGGTTTCCGGTCGATTCCGGGCCAAGGCCGCCGTTTCACCCGAACTGCCGGACGACCTTCGTCCTCATCACCAAACTGAGTGCGGCTTTCGCCGAGGGCGCTACCCGAGCCTCTATCGGTGATGGCGGCCCCCAGCAGGTCAGCGCGAGCCTGGACTACTACCAGTGGCTTCAGCAGCAGCCAGCAGCGTTTCAGGCCGTGGCAATCGGTCCTGTTCGGGGCAAGTTGTTTCGGGAGGGCGGATTGACCGTGGAGCGGTTCGCAGAGCTGCAGCTCGATCGCAACTTCGCGCCGCTGACACTGGCCCAGATGAAGATTTTGGAGCCACTGGCATTTGAGCAGGCTGGCATATAGAAACCATGCAAACCACGCAATTTTGCCTTTCCAAAAGAGCTTTACCATATCGCCTCAATCAACAGCGAGGTGTTACATGTGCATGGAGTTTGAGCGAGTTGTAAGGGTGACGGGCGATCTGATTGAGTCCTTTCTGAGGATGTTGGCGCGTTATCCAAGCGGTACAGGAGGCTTTGATGACTTTCCAATCGATGGGCCATCTGATCACAAGGAGGAAGTCTACCGACTGGTGAGCCAGCGACTACAAGAAAGCTACCCGTGGGTGGCATTCACGCTCACCGCGGATGGAAAGATTCGGTGCTCTGGTATCGCTCCGTAGTGTTTTCGGCAACTCACTAACCCTGGCATCTGCTGGGGTTTTTTTATGCCTGCAAAGCGGGCAACACATACCCAAGGGGTGCAGCAACGTGGCAGAAGAAAACGAAATCGACCTGGAAAACCCGGCAGTCAAGGCCGCTATCGCGACTGCTGTTGAAGCATCCGTCTCCGGGTTAAAAACCAAGAACTCCGAGCTGTTGGGCAAGCTGAAGGAAACCACCGGCAAGCTGACCCAGTTTGAAACCCAGTTCGAAGGCATCGATATCGATGCGGTCAAAGGACTGCTGAGTCGGGCCGGTCAGGATGAAGAAACCAAGCTGCTCACCGAAGGCAAGGTGGACGAGGTTTTCAACCGTCGCACCGAGCGCCTGCGTGTCGACTTCGACAAGCAACTGAAGACGGTCACAGCGCGGGCGGAGAAGGCTGAAGCCTTCGCTGCCAAATTCCAGGGCAAGGTTCTGGGTGATTCGGTGCGTGGCGCAGCGCTGAAGGCTGGGGCTCTCCCCGAAGCAACCGACGACATCATTCTACGCGCCAAAGGCGTGTTCACCCTGAACGAAGAGGGCGAAGCCGTTGCCGTTGATGAATCTGGCGAGATCATTCTCGGCAAGGACGGCAAGACCCCTCTGACACCGCTCGAATGGGCGGAGTCTCTGCGCGAAAGCGCACCTCACCTGTGGCCAAGGGCTTCAGGCACACAAGCCCCGGGCGGGGGTAGCGGCCAGGCTGCATTCAAGCGCTCCGAAATGACTGCTGAGCAGAAGCGCGACTACCAGCGCAAGCACGGCCAAACCGCGTACCTCGCATTGCCCAAGTAAGGGGATTCATCCATGCCAACTACCGTTAACAGCGACCTGATCATCTACAACGATGAGGCGCAGACCGCATACCTGGAGCGTGTCCAGGACAACCTGGACGTGTTCAACGCATCCTCCAATGGTGCGATCGTCCTCGACAATGAGCTGATCGAAGGCGACTTTCGTAAGCGCGCTTTCTATAAGATCGGCGGCTCGCTGGAACACCGCGACGTCAACTCCACCGGCAAGGTGACCGCCAAGAAGATTGGTGCCGGCGAGGCTGTAGGCGTTAAAGCCCCATGGAAGTACGGCCCGTACCAGACCACCGAAGAGGCGTTCAAGCGTCGTGGCCGTCCGGTTGATGAGTTCTCTCAGATCATTGGCGCCGACGTGGCTGACGCGACCCTGGAAGGTTTCATCCAGTACGCCACTGCTGCGCTTCGGGCTTCGATTGGCTCCAACGCCGGCATGGTGGTCACCGCCAACATCGAAACCGATGGCAAAAAGACTCTGACCCGTGGCATGCGCAAGTTCGGCGACAAGTTCGGCCGCATTGCCTTGTGGGTCATGCACTCCAGCGCCTACTTCGACATCGTCGACGAGGCCATCACCAGCAAGATCTACGAAGAAGCCGGCGTTGTGATCTACGGCGGCCTGCCGGGCACTCTCGGCAAGCCGGTACTGGTAACCGACACCGCGCCTGCGGACGTGATCTTCGGTCTGCTGCCGAATGCTGTGGTCATCACCGAATCCCAGGCCCCGGGCTTCCGCTCGTACCCTGTGAACGATGAAGAGAACCTGGGCATCGGCTACCGCGCCGAGGGCACAGTGAACATCGATGTTCTGGGCTACAGCTGGAAGGAGTCCGCTGGTGGCGTCAACCCAACCCTGGCCGCCGTAGGCTCGGCAGCCAACTGGGCCAAGCACGCGGACAGCAACAAGGTCACCGCCGGCGTGATGATCACGCTGACCCCGACGCCACCAGCTGGTGGTTGATACCTGCCCCTGGAAGCGGTCAGCAATGGCCGATACGGAGATTTCCATGGAACTGATTTACACGAACCAGCTTGAAGGCTTCGATCCAGACAAGCGTTACCGGACTGCTAGCCTGTTTCGCGGCATCGAGCGCGATGCGACGGCGGTGGTGGTCGTCGGCGACTATCCGGACATTGTCGCTGCCTATGAGGCAGCAGGTGTTGACGTATTGGTCGAAGATGCCCCGGCCGCGCTTGTCCCGAGTGCCAAGGCGCCTGCATGTGGTGACCTGGCAGACGAAGTTGCAAAGCTACGAGCTGAAAATGGCGCGGTCATTCTCCTGCTTGATGGTCTGGACGCTGGCGAAATCCAGCGCCCCGAGTCTGGTGAGCTGGCGATACGTCTGTTTGAATCGCTGGGCATCATCCACGCCTCAGTCGGCGAGCTGACAACTGAGCGTGACGGCTTGCTCCTGACTATCGATGCACTGCGCGGTGAGGTCGAAGCTCTGAAGAAGGCGGAACCTGCGGCGCCGACTGATGAGGCTGGCGAAATTGCGGCGCTGAAGGCAAAGCTTGATGAAGCGAAGGTGCAGTACCGGGCCAACGCCTCGAAAGAATCGCTTGAAAAGCTCATCGCTGATCTGCCCAAGGCCTGATACTGCTGGCTGCCGGTGATCCGGCGGCCAATCTTCAACCCATACCAGCGAGTTGACGCATGACACTCATCATTGAGGACGGCACCGGAAAGCCTGACGCCGAAAGCTACGCATCCGCCGAGGATCTGGCCATGTACGCCGTGAAGTTCGGCGTAGCCATCCCTGCGCAGGTGCCTGCCCAGGAAGCCTTGCTTCGTCGGGCGGCTCTGGCAATGGATGGCATGATCTGGAAGGGCCGCAAGACTAGTAGCGAGCAGGCTCTGGCTTGGCCGCGCCGGGAAGTGCTGCTGGATCAGGAGATCAAGCCCAACAACTACCTGCCGGCGCGGATTCAGTACGGCCAGATGGCCCTGGCCGCCGAGATCCACACCGACGACGTTGACCCGATTGACCAGCGCCAAGGCGCAGTAATTCGCGAGCGTGTCGAGGGCGCAGTTGATGTTGAATATGCGCCAATTAGCAATGCCAGCGGCAGACTTCTACCGGCTGCACCGGACCGCCCAAGTCGAACCCAGTTCGCCGATTACCTGGCCAAGCGAGGCCTGTTTGCCGTGAGGGCATGATCATGAGCGCGTTCTATGACCGCACGGCTGAAACCGCGTTGCGGTTGATTACGCGCTTCGGCCAACCCGTAACCATCCGTGACATCAAGCCCGGCGAGTACGATCCTGAAACCGGGTCGGCCGGCCCCGACACCGTCACCGAGCAAACCGCCCAGGGCATCCTGCTCGACTTCACAGGCCTGGAGTTTCAGAACAACAGTCTCATCAAGCAGGGTGACAAGAAGCTCAAGGTCGCCGCCCAGGGGCTGGCCTGGGCGCCGGATCTGCTGAATAAGGTGGTCATTCAAGGGCGGACCTGGTCCATCGTTCCGCCGCTGAAAGAGATCAACCCCGCCGGTACGCCGATTCTGTACGAGTTGCAGGTGCGGTCATGAACCGGTATGCGGGCAGGAACGGCAGCTTCGCCGAGAACATCCGCCAGTTCGCCGAGCAGGCCCAGGCCGGCATTGACGCCACCTTCCGCGAGATCGTGATCGAGATCGGCAGCAGCGTGATTCGCATGTCGCCGGTGGGCAATCCGGAGATCTGGGCGGCCAACGTGGCATTCCGCGCCAAGAACACCGCAGAGGCGGATGCTTATGACGCCAATGTTGAAGTGCGCAACGTGATCAAGTCGCTGACGCCTAGCAACTTCACTAAGGCAGGCAAGTTGCGTCGAGGTGTGAAGTACGCCAAGCCCCTGACCAAGACCGAGCGTGACCAGAACTTCAACGTGAACGGCCTGGTCGCCGGAAAGGACTATGTCGGCGGCCGCTTCCGGGGGAACTGGCAGTTCTCGATCGATACGCCGGCTGAGGGTGTGCTGGATCAGATCGACCCATCCGGCAATGTCACCCTGGCGAAGCTGAAGCTTCAGGTTGAGCAACTGACCATCGGGCAAACGGCGTACATCGTAAACAACCTGCCTTATGCGGTGCCGCTTGAATACGGGCATTCACAGCAGGCCCCCGGCGGCATGGTTCGAATCACGCTCGCAAGGTTCCAGCAGATCGTCGACGAAGCCATCAGGAACAACCAGGTATGAGCCACAACGTCATTGCCTCGATCTTCGAGGCCAGGGTTATCGCCTGGGCGAAGGCCAGAGCAGCACCACTTAAAGTGGTCGTTGAGAACGAGGCCCACACGCCAAAGGACGGAGAAACCTACCTCCGTGCCTACACACTGCCGGCTGACACGGCGAGCAATACTCTGGCGGGCGATCACCGGCTGTACACCGGCATCTTCCAGGTCAGCGTGGTCGCACCATCTGGCAAGTACCGCGGTCCGGCCGGCGGCCTGGCTGACGAGATCGGCGCACTGTTTCCGCTGTACGAGCGGAACGAGAAGGGCGGCCTGACAGTGGTCACCATGACGCCTCCAGAGCAAGGCCCAGGCATTCAGGGAGACACAACCTACACCCTGCCCGTGTCCTTCCAGTACCGAGCTGATACCAACTGATTCTGCCTATCGGGCAACCCCAACGAACCCGCCACTGAGCGGGTTTTGTTATTTCTAAAGAGAGGAAAACCCAATGGGATACAAAATTCCTAACGGCGGTACCTTCCAGCACGCCGCTACCTACGCTCCACCCCTGGCGTTCACTGCCATCACCAATGCCGCCGAAGCAGTCGCTTCTGTGGTGGCTGCCGACCTGGACGTTGGCGACATCGTGCTGCTGACCTCGGGCTGGAGCAAGCTGGACAACAAGGTGGTTCGCGTGAAGGCCGCAACCGCCACTGCGATTACGTTGGAAGGGATCGACACCACCGACACGCAACTTTTCCCGGCCGGCAATGGTGCGGGCTCGATGAAGAAGATCCTCAGCTGGGTGCTGATTCCTCAAGTCACAGACCTGGCGTTCTCCGGCGGCGAACAGAACTACCTCGATGTGGTGTTTCTGGAGGATGACCAGGGCAAGCAGATCCCGACCGATAAATCGGCGGCGAGCATGACGCTGACCATCGCGGATGATCCGGCCCAGCCCTTCAACTCGGTCCTGATGTCTGCTGACTCGGGCAAGAAGGTTCAGGCCGCACGCCTCAACCTGCCGGGCAATGACACGTTGTTGTACGGGGCCTATACCTCGTTTTCTAAGCAGCCTGCGGTATCTCGCAACAATCTGCTGACCCGTACCGTGAGCTTGGCGTTGCAGTCCGAGCCGACCCGCTACCTGACCTCGGTGTAACCCATGGCCAAGTTCTCACTGATCCAGAATCCGACCTTTAAGGCCGACGTGATGGTCCCGCAACTGGGCGGCCAGCCGGTAAAGGTTGGGTTCGTGTTCAAGTACCTCGACAGGGCTGGTCTGGCCGAGCTCTACGCCGAGTGGGTTGAGCGCCACAAGGCGTTGGTCGCGAAGGCTGATGACATGGACCTGATGACTTTCACCGCAGCTCAGATCGATCTCCAGGTCGACCAAGTCAAGGCCGTGGTGGCTGGCTGGGATTTCAAGGAAGAGTTCAACGACCAGAACGTCCGTCTCCTGGTCTCCTCGATTCTCTCGGTGCCCAGCGCAGTACTCGCGACGTACTCCGATGCCTTCAACCAGGCCCGCCTGGGAAACTCCTAAGCGCCGCACGCGCACTCTACGAGCAAGGGCCTTCTGCTGAAGAGCTGAAGACCTTTGGCTTTCTGGTGGGCGATCTCACCGGCCAGGACTGCGAGGTCTGGCCAGACAACTGGCCGGCCTTCACCGTCTTCGAGGCGATGAGCACCCAGTGGCGGGTCGGCGCGTGCGGCGCTACCGGCCTGGACTACGGCGTCCTCCCGAGCGTTATCCGAATGTGTGGCGTGCCGGCTGGTTCCAGGCAAAGCATTTTCAGTGACATCCGGCAGATGGAGGCTGAGGCCCTGGCCTTAATGGCTGAACAGAGAGACAACAAATGAGCACTACCTTCGCTTCGCTTGGCATTGCGGTTGAGTCGTCTCAGGCGGTCAAGGCTGCCGATGATCTGGATAAACTGGTCGACGCGGCCGAAGGGGCAGAGAAGGCCGTCGATGACCTTGGCAAGGCTGGGGAGGGCCTGGCCAACACCGGCAAGAAGATCAGCCAGGCGGAGGTGGAGGCCGCCCAGGGCATCGATAAAGCGACCAGTGCGAAAGAGCGCCAGGTCGACGCCAGCCGTAAGGCCGGAACAAGCGCCGCCAGTGAAATTGCCATCATCAGCCAGCTCGACAGGGCAATGACCGGCAACATCGACAGCATGGAGAAACTGGTCCAGGCAGAGGGACTGCTTGAGCGTGCCCGCAAGGGTGGCCTGGTCACCATCGAGCAGCAGGAGGCCTACCAAGAACGTCTCGGCAAGTCCTTCGACAGGATCGAGAAGGCCGAAGCCAAGGAGGCAGCGCAGAAGCAGCGCCTGATCGACGCCGAGAACCGGCAGATCGAGGCGCTCAAGCGCACGGTCAATAGCATAGATCCTCTGAATGTGAAGCTGGCCAAGCTAGAGGCGCAGGAAAGGGCGGCGAATGAGGCGTTTCAGCGCGGAGCGATCAGCGCTGAGCGCTACAACGAGGCCCTGGCCAAGATCGGTAAGGACCGAGCCGGCCTGACTGCAACAGAAACTACATTCGACAAGTTGAAGCTCGGCACCCGCCAGGCTCAAGAAAACGTCATGCAGTTGAGCAATGCCCTGCAGTCGGGGGATTGGGGGAGCGGCGTTCGTGCCGTTGCCCAGCTCGGCGCCGAAGCTGGTGCCTCGGCTAAGAGTTTGGCTGCGGCCCTGATGCCGGCCGGCCTGCTCGCCGGAGTCATCGGTAGTCTTGCCTATGCCTACTTCGACGCCGTGAAGCAGGCACGAGAATTCAATAGCGTCATCAATGGCGGTTCAAACGATGCAGGGCAAAGCATCGCCAGCCTCAAGGCAATGAGTGAGTCGGCCGGAGCTCTCACCGGTAACCTGAGTGGTGCGCGTGAAGCTGTTATCGCACTGGCTTCTGGTGCAGCTACCAGCGGCGTCCAGATGCAGAACTTAGCCCAGGCCGCCGCCGCTATCGGTGAGGTGACTGGTAAAGGGGCAGGGGATATCGCGAAGTCACTGGCCAACGCTGGTGATACCGCGACGGAAGCAGCTTCGAAGATCAGCGATCAATATGGTCTGCTGACTTATGAGCAGTACCAGGTCATCAAGTCCATCGATGAACAGGGTGACCATCAGCGTGCTCTGGATACCCTCAGTGAGAACCTGAATCAGTCTGCACAGGAACGGCTGAAGGACTACCGCGATTCACTGTCGGATATCGAGCGTGATTGGGATCGGGTAAAGGTCGCCATCAAGGGCGCTTACGCAGAGATTCGGTCTGAGATCTTCCCGGACCTGGCCAAGCAAATCGAAATCACACAGCGGGTGCTGGATACACGAAAGGGTGGCGGTGTCGCGGGAGCCTTGTCAAATGGCCTCAGCTCGCTCAATTCTTTCCTTGGCTTGGCTGATGGAGAGAACGACGACTCTACGCCTGCGCTGGAAGCAAAGCTTGCTGCACTGAAGGCGCGGCAGGCGGCCAGCGAGAGCAACGCAAACGCAACCGGTGAGGCTACCAGGGCAAACAAGGAGCTTATTGCGGTCCAGAAGGATCTGGATCGGCAGATGGAGAACCTGAATCCGCTGGCTAAGCGGCAGGAGGCGTACAAAAAGCTCGACGACCAGTTCACCACGCTCTACCAGAATGCGGAGAAGACTGGCCAGAAAGCGGCGCTGCTGGATGGGGTCCAGTTCGACGGCAAGAAGTTTTCGGGCGGTGCGTACGACCAGTTGCGCAAGGCGATTGATGAGCAGAAAAAGGACTCCAAATCTGTTGTGGGTGCCGTCGACCTGACGGCCTTCAATAACTCGAAAAACACCCTCACCGGCATCCTTTCCGAGTACAAAAACGCCCAGAAGGAATTGGACGCGGCGCAGAAGGCCGGACTGATATCCCAGGCCGACTACCTGCTCAAGCGCGAGGCCATGATCGGCAATGAGCGGGACGAGGTCACAGCGGCTTATGAGGCGGAGATTGCGGCACTTGAGGCCGCCAAGGGTAAGGCCAGCACCTCTGCCGCACAGCGCATCCAGCTAGACCAGAAGATCGCCGATGCCCGCGCCGCAATGGTCAAGGCTCAGCAAGATGCTGACACCGAGCTGAGCGTGCTGGCCAAGAATGAAGAAGGCCGACTGAAGAAGCAGGAGCTGGCGGTCAAGACCTACACCAACGCCCTGCAGCAGCAAGTCGACACCTTGCGCGAGCAGGGCCTGCGAGCTGCAGCCGGCCTTGGCCAAGGTGATCGCCAGCGGGATCTGACCAACCAACAGAACGCGATCGACGACCGTATCAACCAGCAGAAGCTGGACCTGGCCAACCAGTACGGCAATGGCTCCCGAGGTATGAGCCTCGACGAGTACACGCAGAAGTTGCAGGCGCTGGAAGCCTCCCAGCAGAAGCTGCACGACACCGTTGTCAGTAACTACGACGAGATGACGGCTGCCCAGGGCGACTGGACGAATGGAGCTTCTTCCGCCTGGCAGAACTACCTGGAGTCAGCGCGGGATGTTGCCGGCCAAACCAAGAGCCTATTCACCAACGCCTTCGGCTCAATGGAAGACGCGATCGTGCAGTTCGCTACCACTGGCAAGTTTTCGTTTGCGGACTTCACAAAGTCGGTTCTGGCCGACATGGCTCGGGTCGCAGCACGGCAGGCGGCTTCTTCTGCGCTCAGTTCGTTGTTCGGCATGGCTGCATCGGCTGCTGGTTCGTACTTCGGTGGCGGGGCGTCGTCAGCGGGCTCCACCCAGGCTGGATATACCGGTGTCGACTTCTCCGGGTACCGGGCCGCTGGTGGTCCCGTGTCTCCAAATTCCCTATACGAGGTGAACGAACTGGGCCCCGAACTCTACAGCGAGGGCGGTCGGTCGTTCCTGATGACAGGTGCCAACGGCGGTAGTGTCACTCCGCTAACTTCTGGTGCGCTTACTGGTGCTGCTGGCGCCCAGGGCGGCGGCAATACCTACAACTTCCCTGTATCAGTCTCAGTCCAGACCTCCAGTGATGGAGGGGCGGCCACGGCACCACAGGACGCCGCACAGATTGGGAAGAGCATTCAGCAGGCAGCCAAGACCGAAGCGGAAACAGCCATTAATCGGGCGCTACAGCCTGGCGGATCCATCTGGCGACTCACCAACGGGAGGGTGTGATGGCGATAGAGACCTTCACCTGGCCAACGCAGAACGGGGATTCCCCCACCATCGAATATCGAACTCGATCAACCCAGTTTGGGGGCGGGTACAAGCAGGTGGTGGGAGACGGTCCCAACAACAAACAAGACTCCTATCCGATCACATATACCGGCTCGAAGTCGAAGGTGGCCGACATCATGGCCTTCTTCGACCGGCACGCAGGCGCGAAAGCCTTTCTCTGGACTACACCCCTGGGCCAGTTGGGCCTGTTCACCTGCAAGAATCCAACACCGGTTCCTGTGGGCGGAGGCGTGTTCAAACTCACGGCCACTTTCGAGCGGGCCTTTCACCCCTAAGGGAATCCTATGTCGCTGATTCGTGATATCCAGACTCTCGAGCCTGGCAGCGAGGTATTGCTGTTTGAACTCGACGGTACGGACTATGGCGCCGATATCCTTCGCTTCCACGGGCACGCCATACCGCACACGCCTAGGGAGTTGATCGCCGCCGGCGCTGCAGCGGATGAGCTGCCCGCCAAGTCGATCTGGTGGCAGGGCAACGAGTACGGTGCCTGGCCGATGCAGATCGAGGGCATTGAGGCAAACGGCGATGGTACTGCTGTTCGGCCCAAGCTCTCTGTAGGCAACGTGAACGGGCGTATCACGGCCTTGTGCTTGGCGTTCGATGATCTGCTGGAGTTCAAGCTGACCATGCGTAACACCCTGGGCCAGTTCTTGGACGCTGCCAATTTCGAAGGTGGAAATCCTCAGGCTGACCCTACCCAGGAAGCCATAGAGGTCTGGTACATCGACCAGAAGACGAACGAGGACGGGGAGTCGGTGACCTGGGAGCTTGCAAGCCCTGGTGATGTGGGTTCGGAGTCAATTGGCCGCCAGATGACCACGCTCTGCCATTGGGCTTTGACTGCCGGGTACCGGGGCCCGAACTGCGGGTGGACTGGAGGCTATTTCGACATGGACGGCAACCCCACCGATGATCCCGAAAAAGACCAGTGCAATGGGCTGCTTTCGACCGGCTGCAAATGCAGGTTTGGCGAAGGGAATGCCTTGCCATTCGGGGGGTATCCAGCTGTCTCCTTGATTGCGAGGAGTTGATAATGCTCAAGCACATCCTTGCTGCCGTGCAGAAGCACGCTGCGGCTGAATATCCGCGGGAGTGTTGCGGGCTAATCCTGGTCGTGGGTCGAAAGCAGCTCTATTTCCCTTGCGCCAACGTCGCCATCGAGCCTACGGAGGAGTTCCGCATCGCACCGGAGCAGTACGCCGAAGCCGAGGAGCAGGGCGAGGTAATCGGTATTGTGCATTCGCATCCAGACGCCACCAGCAGGCCTTCGCCGCGCGATCTGGCCATATGTGAGGCCACCGGCCTGCCGTGGTACATCCTGTCATGGCCTGAGGGCGACTTGCGGGCCGTGATGCCAACAGGTGAAGCGCCGTTGCTGGGGCGGCCATTCGTGCACGGCGCCTGGGATTGCTGGCAAGTCTGCGCCGACTGGTACAAGCGTGAGTGGGGCCTGGACTTCCCGCCCTATGCCCGCGAGGACGGCTGGTGGGAGCAGGCCTCCGGTCCAAGCCTGTACGAGCAGGCCTATGAGGCTGCCGGTTTCTACCAGGCCGACCAGCCGCAGCGCGGGGACATGATCGTTATGGCCGTAGGCCGGACTGCACATCCCAATCATGCCGGGATCTACCTGGGTGCCGATCCGGCATTGCCCGGGGAAGATTCAGGCACCTTCGGGCTTGGGCCTTTCCTGTTGCACCACCTGTACGGGCGTCCGAGCGAAATTATCGTCTTCGGCGGCCCTTGGTATGACCGGACACGCCTGATCCTCAGGCACAAAAATGTACAACCAACTACATGATGCGGCAGGGCCGCGGAAAAGAGTCATGAAAAAGCAAACTGAAGAGGTTAGAAGTACAAGCGGTACCGCCCCCCAGGGGAATGCGCGGGCAGACGTTCCTAAGCAGACACTGGCAGGCCGCTGGCGCGTCATCTTAAGAAAATGCGAGCGCAGCGGCCTGCTTTACGCTGCTGGGCTTGGAAGGGTCAGCTAACCCCAGCTATAAGGCTGTCAACATATTGGTCGTGCAGGCCTTTGTCGATGCCGCTATAGCTGCGACTCTTCAGTTCCATCAGGTCGCGAATAAGAGCATCTGCTATGGCTGGGTTGCCTTGGGTGACTCGCCGGCTAACAGTGGCGATGGCATTTTGATTGAAGAGAATCAAGGTCTTGACGACGATCTCAAGTTCGCTCAGGCGTTGCTCTGCTGTTTTAACTTCGCTCATTTCACTTTCCTTGTGTTGTATGTGCAAAAAATGGTGCAGTTATAATGATTAACACAGACTGCCTATTATCTTTATCCCTCAGCTTTCACTACTAGGCGCCATTGAATTGGCGAAGAGTTTGGGTGCTGATGGTGGTTCTGTGGAGGGAACTGGGTACCAGTATTTGATGCAATCTCCCGACCACATCCATCGCAGCGATATATCCCCGACACTGGGACTGTTGATCCAATTTCATAAAGAGTATTCCAGCCCACACCGCCTAGCAGGGTTGGAGTTTCGACTTGCACAAATTGCTGGGTGTCCCTAATCAAAAGCGCCATAGCTTTACTCCATGAGCTAAAGAAGGCTTAACGCTACTACGCTCTGGCGCAGGCCGTGTACTGGCTTTCCGTCCAGGGTGGATGGGTGGACAGGGTGGAAATCACCGATGGCGATTCGTTACGATTATTGTGCCGTCAGTTAGAATGCCGTAGTTATGCGCGGCATCATGAGCAAAAGGAAAGGCACATGAGTGAAGTTTTTGTAGTTAAGTACACAGCCCCTGTTTCTGACGCGTTGCGCGCTGGGCGAAAGCTTGCTATCAGGTTGTCAGACCCAAAACCCTTGGAAGTAGGTTTTGTGATTGTGGTCGACGGTGGGATACCGATTTGGATCGGGAAGATAGACTCATTCAATGTTTCGACAGGAAAATTCCCAAAAGATGTTGAGATTTTCTTAAGTGATCTAGTGCTTTTGGAGGATGCGTGGTCGGATGTATCCCCACTAGTCCATAGCGCGGATCTCAGAAGTGCTAGATTCGCTGACCTTGATGTAAATCATTTGTTTGGGCTCGGTGCGCGCCTAACAGAAAAAGGCGACACGCCTGGAGTGCTGACCGCTACCAATGCAATTTCCCGCTTGGCTTGGACTTATGGAGTTCCACGCGAGAACGTCAAAGTCTCTATCGAATTCTGAATTAGCAGCTTACTTTGTACTCAGTTCAGCCCAGCCCCTCGCTGGGCTTTTTGCATCTGGAGTCAGCCTTTTCGCAGCAGCATCAAATAGCTTGAACGAAAGGATAAGCGGCAGGTCCAGGCATATGTAGGTGCTGGCGGGTACACCGCCAAGATAACTGATCATGTGCATGGAGGAGCTGGTCATGGGTAAAGGATGTTTTGCGGTTGCCTTACTTTTTCTTTCCTACCCGTTCACGGTGTCTGCTGACACCCATTCAAGCGTGGTACCAATGGATTTCAGTCGGTGCGAGCAAGCACAATCTCAGATCATCGCCCAGCTGAACTCTCGTCCGTCTCGCATAGAAAAGGTCTCGGATGCGCCTGGCCAAAAGGCTGTGCGCGTTTACAGCAACGGCATGGACGTCCTGATCACTTGCGACTCTGAAAAGAGGAGGGTCCTGGTAGAGGTTTTCAACAATGAACCGGGAATGCTGAGTGTGTCTGCCGCCAGGTAGTGAGCTACTGGCGGCACAAAGACGTACAACCAACAACCTGATGCGGCTAGGCCACGTACTGGCTTTCCGTCCTGGGTGGATGCTTGATCATTATCTCGGTACTCTCAGTATTTTCTCAGGATGAGTGATAGCTATGATCAAAGCAGTTTCTATGCAGTGTTCTCTAGAGCAGTTTGATTCCATAACTTCTGACAGATTTATAGTTATACCTTCAAAAATCAACGGTGAAGCAAACTGGAAGGATATCGACTATCTGGTTCTCTGCTCGGCGCATAGCCCTAGCTGGGTGGCAAAAATAGAAGAAATAGTAATTCTCAAGGAAAAGTCTAGAGAAATGATTGCGCGTCTTTCTGAGATTCGCTCCCTCTCTGAAAAAAATAGTGATGCCCATTATTCGCGCGCATACGAATCGCATTACTACAATGGAGCTGGGGCGTGCCCAACTGAGTTCCCAGATTTGCAGTTCTACAATATTGGGGATGTTGTGGGCTTCAAGGCTCGGCCTAGAATTTATGGGCCGTTAAGCATGGATACAGCCATCCAGGAGCTCGCGGACACTTACGGTGTCGATCCAGATCAGGTAGAGATCATTATCCGTTCGAAGCCCGTCGACCCACTCAATACTCCAGAGAAGTGACGCGACTAGCCCAGCCCAGCCCCGCCCCGCGCTGGGCTTTTTGCTTCTGGCGAGTAGTATTCTGCTGACTAATGTGCCGGTGGCACACCAACTGAAAAGGATGCCAAGTGAAAGTCAAAGAACTCATTGAAAAACTACAGAAGCTCGACTCAAACCTTGAGGTCTATGTAACGTCCGAAGATCCGGATGTGGTTGTTCCAGGCTATTTGGTTCGACCATTTGAGATTAATGGCGTGTCAGCCTTCAATGTCGTGACAAGCCGCGATGAGATGCGGCGACCTGAGATCTCTGCAGCAGCGGAAGGGGAAGGCCGGGAGTGCGCGATTATCGAAGTCACTGCCGACTTCTGACATGGATAGAGTCGATCAGTTAAATGAGCTACTGATAGAGCAGTGCTGTGTGATTTCGATGGGCATCGAGTTCCGGTGCTACAAGTACGACCTGGCACTGAAGATGTCCACCGATGAGTCAGGCGTTGATGCAGTGACGGTGCTTTTTCAAGATATCAGTGTGCTCAATCTCAACGGTTTTGGTGGTGGGCTGACTCAGTTTATGGGCCTGAGAGTGATCCGGATAAATGATGGTCTGGACAGAATCAGATACGAGCTGCGGGATGTTGAGGGCGATAAAATCTCGTTCTGCTTCTTCTCCTTCAACATGCACGGTCACAAGGAATAATTATGCGAGTTTTGATAGGGGCGGCGGCTTTGGTATTGCTGGCGGGGTGCATGGCGCCGACCATGAATGAGGCGCGTCAGGCGGGGCCGTATAAGGTGCTGATCTCGAAGAAAGCAGACGACGCGCTGGCAAAATGTGTCCAGTACGAATGGCAGAATCAGCCGATCTTCGGCGGCACGCCTGGGGCAACGCTTCAGCCGGGGCGTGACACCGGATATACAGTGTTCACTGAGGGCTCTCAGTACTTCGTTGACATCCAGCCCAAGGGCTCTGGCTCAGAGGCGAAGTATTACGTGGTAGTGGGTAATTGGATCGCCAATAAACGGCTGACCGCGCTGCAAGGCTGCTTGTAGCGACACATCAAATTGTACAAGGCTCGCTTGGCGGGCCTTTTTATTGCCTGGAGAAAAGCACATGGCGGAACTTGCTATCAATTATCAGCCCATGACCACGATCCTGCTCTATGGACAGCTTCGTCGGTTTGGGAGGTCTTTTCGGATGGCTGTAAGGTCGCCGGCAGAAGCAGTTAAGGCCCTTTGCGTGCAAATTCCAGGGTTTGAGCGTTTCTTGTCCAATGCCAAGTACCGCGGGGTTGAGTTCGCCGTATTTCGCGGTAAGACAAACCTGGCAGCGAAGGAGCTTGGATTTGCGGGCGGGGGGGACATTCGCATTGCTCCGGTGATAGCCGGCAGCAAGCGAGGCGGTGCGCTGCAAACTATTGTCGGCGCAGTACTGATCGTTGTTGGTCTCGTCATCACTGGCGGTACATTCGGTGCAGGGGCGCCATTCGGCTCTGCGCTGATCATGATGGGCGGGTCGATGATGCTGGGAGGCGTAATCCAAATGCTCAGCCCCCAGCAAGGCGGTCTCAAGCAAAGCGCCTCCCCCGAAAACATGCCTTCCTACGCCTTTGGCAGCGCCAAGAACACCACCGCCAGCGGTAATCCGGTCCCTATCTGCATTGGTGAGCGCCGGTGGGGCGGAGCGATCATTTCTGCCTCGATATACGCGGAAGACAAAGCTTAAACACCACAACGTCAAACAGCCGCCTTGAGGCGGTTTTTTTATGCCTGGAGGAAAGATGGACGTCGAGATCCACGGCGCCAAGGGCGGCGAAAAAAAGCCGAAAATGCCTTATGAGGCGGCCGACAGCCTTCGGTCGACCAACCTGGCCAAGATCCTGATCGCGGTAGGCGAGGGCGAGTTCGAGGGCACGCCAACGGCTCGCGATATCTACCTGGACAACACGCCAATTCAGGATGCCAGCGGCTCCTACAACTTCACCAACGTGAAGTGGGAGTGGCGGCCGGGTTCTGTGGACCAGGACTACATTCCAGGCATTCCCTCGGTCGAGAATGAAACCTCGCTGAACATCGAACTGCGCAGCGGTGCGCCGTGGGTTCAGTCCATCAGCAACACCCAGCTTTCGGCGGTACGGGTGCGGATGGCCTGGCCGGCGCTGCAGGCCCAGGACAACGAGGGCAACGTCAACGGCTACCGAATCGAATACGCGATCGATGTGGCCACCGACGGTGGCGCCTATCAGCAAGTCCTGGTCGAGGCCGTGGACGGCAAGAGCACCTCTCGCTACGAGCGCTCTCGCCGAATTGACCTGCCGCCTGCGACGTCGGGCTGGCAGATCCGGGTGCGTCGCATTACCCCGAACCAGAACACCAACAAAGTAGCCGACACCATGTTGATCGCCGGTTACACGCAGGTGATCGACGCCAAGATCCGGTACCCGAATACCGCACTGCTCTACATCGAGTTCGACGCCGAGCAGTTCACCAACATTCCCGCGGTGACGGTGCGATGCAAGGCCCGTAAGTGGCAGGTACCCAGCAACTACGATCCGGTGGCCAGGACCTACTCGGGGATCTGGGATGGAACGATGAAGCAGGCTTGGACCAACAATCCTGCGTGGATCACCTTCGGCATTTGCACCGAAAACCGCTTCGGCCTGGGCAAGCGCATCAAGAGCTGGATGGTCGACAAGTGGGAGCTCTACCGGATCGCGCAATACTGCGATCAGCTGGTTTCCAACGGCCTGGGCGGCCAGGAGCCGCGTTTCCTCTGCGACATGAACCTGCAAGGCAAGGCCGATGCCTGGTCACTGCTGCGGGATATCGCCGGCATTTATCGCGGTATGACTTGCTGGGCTCAGGGCCAGCTCGTCATGCAGGCCGATATGCCTCGGGCCCAAGACATCGACTATGTATTCACCCGCGCGAACGTGGTGGATGGCAAGTTTTCCTACGGCAGCGCATCGGCCAAGACCCGTTACACCCGCTGCTTGGTGAGCTACGACAACCCGGCCAACAACTACGACACCGACGTCATTCCTTATGCCGACCTTCCGCTGCAACGTCGGTTTGGCGACAAGCCTACCGAGATCAGCGCAATCGGCTGCACCCGGGCCAGTGAAGCTCAGCGCCGCGCCAAGTGGGCAATCCTGAGCAACAACCAGGATCGGACAGTTACTTTCAAAACAGGGATGGAAGGGCAGATTCCATTGCCTGGCTTCATCATCCCGGTTGCCGATTCGCTGCTGGCGGGCCGGGAGGTGGGCGGACGAATCGCGGCAGCGGCTGGTCGTGTAGTGACGCTGGACCGCGACACCCAGGCGAAGGCCGGCGATCGTCTGATCATCAACCTACCAGCCGGCAGGGCTGAAGGGCGCACGGTACAGAGCGTCATGGGGCGCCAGGTGACGGTAACCACAGCCTACAGCGAACCTCCCGCCAAGGACCTGCAGTGGGCCCTCGATGCTGATGATCTGGCCATTCCGCTGTATCGCGTGCTTCGAACTGCACGAACGCCGGAAGGCGACTACGAAATCAGTGCTCTGCAGTATGAGCCCAGCAAATACGCATCGATCGACACCGGGGCTCGCCTGGAAGAACGGCCGATCAGCATCATTCCGGTGACTACTGTTCCGGCGCCGGCGAGCGTGGCGCTGACTTCCGATTACGCCATCGACCAAGGCCTGGCTGTCAGCACGATGACGATTGCATGGCCCGCGGTATCCGGCGCTGTCGGTTACGACGTGGAATGGCGCAAGGACAGCGGCAATTGGGTCAAGCTGCAGCGCACAGGCTCCACCAGCGTAGATGTCACTGGTATTTACGCTGGCGCATACCTGGCCCGGGTACGGGCGGTGAGTGCGTTTGAGATCTCCTCGACCTGGAAAAGCTCCGATCTGACCCAACTCAAGGGCAAGGATGGTGTTCCGCCGGCGGTGGCATACCTGAACACCTCAAGCGAGCTGTTCGGCATCAAGTTGAAATGGGGGTTCCCAGTCGGCGCCGAGGATACCCAGCGAACCGAGATCTGGTATGGCGCTGGCAACAGCCTGGAGCAAGCCACGAAGCTCTCGGACCTGGCTTATCCGCAGTCGGACTTTCTGCTGCAGGGCCTGGCTGCTGGTGCAACGTTCTTCTTCTGGGCTCGCCTGGTGGACCGCACCGGCAATGTCGGACCGTTCTATCCAGCGGTAAATGGGGTGCGCGGTCAGGCCAGTTCGGACGCCTCGCCGATCCTCGACTACTTGGCCGGCAAGATCAGCAAGACCGAGCTCGGCCAGGATCTGCTCAGCGACATAGAGAAGATCCCGGGCTTGCAAGAGCAGATCGACGCGCTCGACGGTCTGAAGGGCTACGACCCCTCGGCGGTGTACCTCAAAGGCCAGATGGTGGTGGAGGGCGGTCGTATCTACCAAGCCATCAAGGATGTGCCAGCGAACAATCCGCCGCCGGCCCCGTCATTCTGGATCGATGTTGGGCAGTCGGTTGAAAGTGCGAACGGCCTCGCGCAGCAGGTTCAGACCAACAAGACCAGCATCGAACGTATCGACGACAAGGTGACCGCCCAGGCCTCTACGCAGAGCACGCTGCGAGCCGCGGCGCGCGAGGACAATGGCGCAGGCGACCTTGCCGATGCCATTCGTGGCTTCAACAGCGTGGCGGCAATCGCAAAAGAAGAGAAGGTGCGGGCCACTGCAATTGAGGCTGAGGCTACGCGCCGTACGCAGCTGGAAGCGACAGTAGGGAAAAACACTTCTGCAATCCAAGAAACCTCGTCGGCGCTTGCAAACACGAACGGCAAGATGGAGACCATCTGGTCGGTGAAGATGGAGGCCACCGCTGGCGGACAGAAGTACGCAACGTCTTTCGGCCTTGGCCTACAGGTGGATCCCTCCGGAGTCTCGTCGCAATTCGTTGTACGGGCCGACACTTTCATGTTGCTGAACCTGGCAAACGGAACGCCCGTATCGCCTTTCTCGGTCTCTGGCGGGCAGACGTTTATTCGCTCTGCATTCATCGAAAACGGATCGATCAACATGCTAAAAATCGGCAGTAACCTGACTTCTAACAACTATGAGAAGGATGTTTCCGGCTGGGCGTTCTTGCCTGACGGTACATTCCAGATGATGGGTTTGGCCCCAGGAGGTAACAAATTGGTTATTAACAATAGTGGCGTTTACGTCTACTACCCGAACGGAGTCAAAGCAATTGACCTCAGCGTGGATGCTTCGTAATGGTCGGCCTGGTCACAAGGAACAGTAGCAACAAGATCACAGCGGACATGACCAAGTTTCTTAGTCAGTGCGTTGGGTTTGTTACTACAAACAAAGATAATGGATCTGCATCTATAACCATGCCAGCAGGTAAGAGCTATTTCTATACAATTGCTCCGCTTGAACCTAGCGTGCGATCTGCTGGTAAGCCGCCTGGCGTGACGCTCACAAATGACCTGCTTACTTGGCAGTATCGTTTGCCTAGCGGTTTTCCGATCAATTGTCGAATCTATTACGGATACTTTTAATGGCTACAGCAGCATTAATCGCCAGGAATCCTGATGGTAGCATCTTGTACGATACGTCAAAGTCTATTTATGGCTTGATCAAGAGCGGTCCAGTGGAGTTTGCTGAGACTTGGAGGCGCACCCAGCCAACCGGAGGTCCTCATATCTACTACGATAATATCTATAAATTCGTGGTCAAGAATGCGATAAGTCCTATTGTTTTTGTAACGGGTGCGTGCAATCAGCCCATTGTCTCAAAAGAGGGAGATAACACGGTTTTCTATTTTGCCGGGCAAGTAGCCGATATTAAGGTTTATTGTTTTGACTTGATGGCGCCAATTTTTACAGGGCCGGCACTTAAAACAAGGGCTAAAGATGGATCTTTCACGTTCAACAGTCTACAGCAGCCTCTAAATATTATTGGTACCTCTACGGCGCCACCACCCCCACAAGCTGAGGACCAGTGGGGCACGCCATTTGGTCGTGCAGGCTACTACAGAGTAGTTGTTCCTCAATACAATGTTGGTGGTAGTTATCTTGGTGGTTACCCTGAGTACGGGTTCATATACCAGCTAAACCCAAGTAAGACGTACGCGGCATACATCCCGTGGAGCAGGGGATGTTTTTTCCAGAACCAGTTACCTGTAGGGCAGGACATCATGCGTGGCGGCCTGCACGAAGGTTGCTACGGTCTAGAAGGCATGGTCGTGCACAATATGTGGACTTCCCCAGAGTCAACCTATGGAAAAATCAATGGTTATCCAGGCACCCCGCAGGGTACTTGGGGGACTGCTACTGATCGTATTCCTCAATGTCCTTATATTGATGTCTCTGAATATCAATATCCTTTTGATCCTCCCCGATGAGCAATAGCTGCAGGCGCGGCTTGACCTAACGCAACAACACCCGACCACACCCGCCAGCGAGCGGGTATTTTTTTGCCTGGAGAACACCAAGCTATGGCATGGCATAGAGCTGGAACAGTTGTCGTAACGAGCGGGTCAACAACAGTCACAGGTATTGGTACAGGCTTCGCCGCCAATACTCGAGTTGGTGATGCTTTTATCGGTCCAGATGGCCGCCAGTACGAGCTCCAGAATGTTGCAAGCGACACGGTGGTCTCGATTCTGCCCGCCTATTTGGGGCCCACTGCATCTGGGCAGCCTTATGCGGTAATGCCTGTTCAGGGCTATCAGAAGTTGCTTGCCGACCTCGTTCGCGATTGGACAAACAGCTATGGCGCGAAAATGGCGGCCCTAGGTACGACCGGGAACTATGACGTGCTGCCTGTTGCAAAGGGCGGGACAGGAGGGGCTGATCCAGATTCTGCGCGTGCCGGACTCGGCCTTGGAACCGCAGCTGCAGCTAATCTGACAGCAAGCAGCGTTGATGAGACTGCCGGCCGCGTCCTGAAGGTCGGTGACTTCGGTGTCGGGGCGAGAGCGCCGAACGTTGTTGTCGATGCGAACGCTATTTCCGCAGCAGGGCAGTATCGATTCATCCCCACAACGGCAAATGCTCCGTCGCCAGCAGGCTACGGAACATTGATCCACTGTGCGTACGATCTGGCTGTCGCGCAGAAGAGCTGGACACAAATTTTCATGTCTATGGGGGCCTCAAAGGCTTACCTGAAGGCCTGTATCAATGGTTCGATTTCAGCAATTGCTGAGATCTATACAACTGCAAACACGACTCGCGGCTCGGGCGGCGCGCTTTCTGCTGCGTCGCCAATCGTGCGCATCGCCGATGTTGCAAGCAGCGAGCGCCGAGATCTGCTCGAGCAGACGTTTGAAGCCGCCGGCGCCTGGGGCGCGGGAAATGATGAGGCTCGGGGTGTCACTGTTGATCGTGTCGCTGTGGGCGTTTACGTGATAGCCGGCAGTTTGGGCCTGGCCCTGGAAGGGTGGCGCATTCATGACCCAAGCTCGCCCGATGGAGGTAGAGCACTCGGCATAACTGAAAGCGAGCAGGATGACCAGGGCACTGTGACTGTGCGGCTTTTCAAGCAGCGCTGGACCCTCGACGACGACGGCGAGATGCATCTCGGAAAAGGCGCTCCACTCGATGTACCGCTGAATAGCTGGATTGATGTTCGGCTGGAAATGCCTTCCGTCGCCGAGACGCCTCCCGCCTGATCCTCAACACCCGACCACACCCGCCAGCGAGCGGGTATTTTTTTTGCCTGGAGAAAACACAATGCCACTCACAGAGCAGCAGCTGCTGCAGATTCTCCCGAACGCCCGCCCAGTCGCGGGCGTTTTTGTTCCCGCCCTCAACCGCGCGATGGTTCGCTGGAAGATCGATTCCCGCGTGCGCCAGGCCGAGTTCCTGGCCCAGGTCGGGCATGAGTCTGGTCAGCTGCGCAGCCTCGTGGAGAACCTGAACTACAGCGCCGAGGCGTTGGCGCGAACCTGGCCAAACCGGTTCACACCACAGACAGCTGGCGCGTACGCCAGGCAGCCCGAGAAGATCGCTAACAAGGTCTACGGCGGCCGGATGGGCAACGGCCCGGATGCCTCTGGCGATGGCTGGCGCTTTCGTGGCCGCGGCTTGCTGCAGGTCACCGGCAGATCGAACTACCGTGCCGCCGGCGAAGGCCTGGGCCTGCCTCTAGAAGCCCAGCCTGAGCTGCTCGAGCAGGCCGAGCACGCGGCACAGTCGGCCGCCTGGTGGTGGGCCGCTCATGGTCTGAACGATCTGGCCGACAAGGGCGACTTTCTCACGATCACCAAGCGCATCAACGGCGGCACCAATGGTCTGGAGGATCGCCAGGCGCTGTATGAGCGTGCATTGAAGGTGTTGGCGTGAAGGCCCCGGGCTGGTTGTTGCCAGCCCTGGCCCTGGTGCTGGGGTTCGCCCTGGGTGGCTGGCTGGCCTGGTCCTGGCAGGCCAACGCCTATGACAGGGCGTTGGCCGAGCAAGCCGAGGCGTACAGCACCGACCGCGAGCAGGCCGCTACGGCGGTAATCAACTGGCAGGGTGAGCAGCAGGACACCCGCCGTACGCTCGAGGATCGCCTGCAAGCGAATGACGAAACCCACTACAAGGAATTGCGCGATGCTCAATCGAACCAAGCTCGTTTGCGTGACCGGCTTGCTACTGCTGAGTTGCGGCTGTCAGTCCTACTCAACGCTACCGCCTCGGGTGGTAGCTGTGGGATGCCAGCCACCGCCGGCACCAGCGGCGTGGATCATGGAGCGGCGAGAGCCGAACTTGACCCAGCGGCTGCTCAACGAATTGTCGCCATCGCTGGCGACGGTGACCAAGGACTGATTGCTCTGGCGGCGTGCCAGAATTACGTGAAGGGAGTTTTGTCAATGAAGTAA